AGGAAACTCTGAGCGTTTCCGCAGTTTCCATCGCAGAACGGGGGAGCGGGCGCGGGCGCGGGACGGGAGCACGGGCACGGCGGGAGCACCTACCCAAAACGCCAAAGATTCGGGCCGGACTTTCCAAAAGCCGAGGGGGGTGGCCCAAAATAATCGACTTTCCGGTCGGGGGCCGGGCGCAGGATCTGGGGGGGTTACCTAAATAGTACGCACATCTGATACTTTCCGGTATTATACCTATAGGTACAAAGACATCTTGAAACTTTCAACTTTTAGGTTTACATTTGCCACATGGGCATTGAAATCTCATTACTGTTTCCCTCCGCCTTTATGATCGGCGTCGAGTACTTTGAGTCTAACTATCCAGGCGAGCACCAGGAACTGGACTTGAACTTCGGTTTTATCCGTGTGACATTCATTTGGTGATTAAAGTATTGCCTATATTTGCTCCATGAAGAAGCCACTAAACAATCCCATGCCACCTCAGTCGACTGGCATCGCGAAATTGCTCGAGACCAAGAGTCAGATGAAGCAGATGAAGAAGACCATGATGATGGCGGACGCCATGTCAATGGCATCGAAAATGAAGGACATGCCAATGACAATGAAGGTCAAAAGCAGTTGCAAGTAACAACTAGTATCTAACCTTATTCATGAAGGCCACCTCACAAGGGTGGCTTTTTAATTGTCATAGAATTGTCTTGTTGTACGTAGTACAATAAGTAAGACATCAAGAACAAGCCCAAATATGGGCTTATTTTGTGTCGAAAAATGTTGACAAGTGTCGGTTTTGTGTGGACAGGTGTCGGTTTTACTTAAAGTGACACTTGAAGTGACATGGTCTAACTCATTGATTTCTAATATCTTATTTCTTTTGTGTCGATTTTTCCTTGTTGAATACTAATTAATAAAAAAATATAAAGTAGTAGTATATAATATATATAGAGTAGGGAACCCAAATATCGACACAGCGGTATAAGAACACGGGAATGCCTTCATCTCTCTTTTGTCTTTCTTATCTTTGCTGTATGGAACTAACTAGAGAGACGGTCATGGCGGCTTGCGCCAAGCTTGGATACAAGTATTTCGACAACGGGTCTTACAACATGAATGTAATTGGTGTTAGAAATTCTGCACCGGGGAAAAAGGTAACGAACATCTTCGACGACTGGATGACCTTGTCATACAAGAACGACAAGGGCGTGTGGCAGTTCCACAAGTGGGCATGCACGACTGATCCGGGGACGAAAGCGGTTAAGCAGTTCCACAATGCTGGTGGCGTTGCACGCGTAGTACCTGGTCAATACCCAGGGTCGCACCACGTTGGTTTGCACCAGGGCAAGTACAAGGCGTTAAAGCAATGCGGGCCGGTGAAGGTATACAGAGACGCGAACAAGGACATGGTATTCGATGAGACCAAGGTTGACACTGGGATCTTTGGTATCAATATCCACCACGCAGGCGCCGACTCGGCGGTGGTAGAGAACTGGTCGGAGGGGTGTCAGGTGTTCAAGCGGATCAAGGACTTCGATGAGTTCATGCGGATCGTGCAGTTGGACAAGGGCACAAAGTGGACGTACACATTGATTGAGAGCAGGGACTTATAATGGCAAGCAAGAACGACAAGGCAATGGTGTCTGGTGTGGCATCGATCCTACGCAAGGTCAAGAGTCCGGCCAACCGGAAGGCTATCGCCAAGGGCATGGTATCTCAATTCATCCGCGAGGGCGTAAGTTTTTCAAAGGACGACTTCTTGAAGAAAGCAAAATCAAAGTAGTATATTTGTACCATTATGGCAGTTAAAAAAACTACACCAGCTAAGAACGTTCCGATGACGAACACATACAGAGCTACCGCTCCATCACGTTCGTACCAAGACAGCGTTGCGGCTTACAACATCACACGCGACCCTAACTTAAAGCCAAAGGGCAAGAACAAAACCTTTGTGAAGGCAGTACCAACCAGCAGCATTAAAGTAAAAAAGAAATGATGAAGCCAAAGAAGCCGGGAGCGGCTACAAAGAAAGAGGCCATGAAGTCTGCGCCAAAGGTTCCGATGACAGCGTCTGGTACCGAGGCCGCCAAAAAGCAGAAGCGTAAGTCTACAATGGGTAAAGTTGCCGGCATGGGAGCCGTTGCGATGGGTGCTGTTGCAGACATGGTCAACACCAAGCGTCGTTTGACCGGTAAGTCTTACATCCCAACCAAGAAAAAACCATAACGATGCCAAACATTAAAGAGAAAGCAAGAGCGATCAAGACCAGGGTGAAAGCCGTTGGTGGCGCCAAGCTGAAAAAGGCAGGGACTCTTGCCAAGCAGGAGGCCAATGTTATCACCCGTGACTTTACAACTCGCTACGAGGACAGAAATGTAAACGCTAGTAACGCAGAGAACCGTCAGGCACGCATCAGTGCACGACGTGCAGAGCGTACAAAGCGTATTGCTGACCGAAATAGCACTGGGCGTGTGATCAACGAGACAGGAGAGATGCTCGACAGACGCAAACGCGTTGCTCGTGAGCAGATCCGTGAGACATTGTCTCCAAATACGTTCAAGAACAAAACCAAGCGTGAGATCAACGCTACCATCGACAGGCACCGCAGAGATATCGCCTCTCGTCCATTGAGCGATGCGCAGATGCGTAAACGCAACTCAAAGTTGCAGCAGAACGCGGTAATGGGCCCATCTGGTCCAGGTGCAGGCACCGGTAAGGGCGTGTCAGCAGCTGCAATGCAGAACGTATGCCCAGTAACTGCCATGAACGGTGGCAACAAGGGCACCTGCAAGCCAAGAGCTTCTAAAGGATCTGCCCCATCATCAAAGGGTGCTGTGACAAAGAAGCCGATGATGAAGTCTACCAAAAAATAATCTAAGACAATTTGACAGAAAGTGGGGCTACGGCCCCATTTTTGTTTATATTTGCACCAATAAAATCAAATTATGATCGTAAAGCAAGTTGAATTTGGGGCTGACGCCCGTGCAAAGCTGGTGTCTGGTATCGACACCATCGCAAATGCAGTAAAAAGTACCCTCGGAGCACGAGGACAGACAGTTTTAATTGAGTCGGACCAGTTTACCCATGGTTTGCACATCACAAAAGACGGAGTAAGTGTGGCTAGATCCATCATTTTGAGCGATCCGACCGAGAACTTGGCGGTGCAGATGATGCGTGAGGCCTCTGAGAGGACCGCAACAGCGGCTGGAGACGGGACTACAACCTCAATTGTGCTGACACAGGGCTTGATCCATGGCGCTCAGCAGTTCATGAAGCCAGAGGACAACAAGACAAAGGTGCTGAGAGAGGTAAAAGAGCTAGCGGGTGCTGTTGCAAAGGCCTTAGACGCGATGTCTATCCCGGTTACCGACGAGTCGCTTGCGTCTGTGGCCACCATTTCGGCCAATAATGACCCAGAGCTGGGTCAGATCATCTCCGACGCCTACTCAATGGTCGGAAAAGACGGCGTTGTGACCGTCGAGAACTCAAACAATGCAACAACTTACTCTGAGGTGGTTGCCGGCATGAAGTTGGACAGGGGCTGGACCAGCAAGTACTTCGTTACAGACCAGAAAAAGAACGAGGCGATCTTGGAAGACTGCTACGTGTTGGTCTCTGACCAAGAAATCCAGAGCCTGAACTCTATCGAGCACCTACTGGCGCCGGTAGTGCAGAGCGGAAAGAGCATATTGATCATTGCTGAGCTCTCTGAGAACGCTTTGAACAGCTTGAACTTGAACAGACTGAAGGGTGTGATCAAGGTCTGTGCCATTGTACCTCCTAGTTTTGGAGCCAACAGGACAGACATTATGGAGGACATCGCAGCTGCGACCGGTGCTAAGTTCATCTCTGACGGGACGGGCGATAATTTGTACACGATCGCGTTCGCTGACCTTGGCCACGCACAAAAAGTGGTGGTTAGTGCTACAAGCACCGTTATAATGACCGATGACGAGGTGTCACAACGCGTTGAGAGCCGCGTAGATGGCATTAGAGCGAAGATCTCCGACGAGACTAACGAGTATGTCAAAAAGCACCTCGAAGAGCGCTTAGCGAACCTCGCAGGAGGTGTTGGCGTTATCTACGTTGGAGCACAGAGCGACGTAGAGCTGAAAGAAAAGAAGGACCGGGTGGAGGACGCGGTATACGCGACCAAGGCCGCGATGGAGGGAGGCATTCTGCCGGGTGGTGGTATTGCGTTGTTGAACATCGCCGGCGAGACCTGCGGCTGTTCTACAGCAAAGAGCATCTTAAAGCACGCGTTGCAGCAGCCATTTAATACGATCTTGGAGAACGGAGGCTACGACGTGAACGAGATCAAGGGAGAGATCGCTTTGGCGTACCAGGGCAAGTTCGGCTACGGCTACGACGTGAAGGACGGGAAGATCGGCAACATGATCGAGATGGGCATCATCGACCCGCTGAAAGTCACAAAAAGTGCGTTAGAGAACGCTGTGAGCGTTGCTACGACCATCTTGAGCACTAACTGTATCATCACAAACGTAAGGGCATGAGAGCAATCGGTAAATACATTGTAGTAGAGCCCATTAAGGAGGAGACGACTGCCGCCTCTGGGCTGATCATGACAAACACGGACGAGAACGAGCTACGCTACGGCAAGGCTCGTGTCGTTTATGTTGGGGGTGATGTAATAGCTGACATAGCAGAGTCTTCTGTCATTTATTATGACAGAAGAGCCGGCCACGGCGTTAGAATTCATCGTCTTCCGTATCATATAATCCAGGAGCGGGACGTTGTTCTCGTTCTTGATTCGCTCTAAGCATGTACTTAGAGTGGTAACGCTGCGTGTAGGTCTCCTTCTTAAACATCGGATTCACTTTCGGATCGTCTGAGAAGGGGGCCTGCCCAGTAATAATGGCAAAAAGTTCCTCAACGACCTTATCTGTCTTCTTGGTACATCCATAAACAGTTCCCAGCGACGTCTTGTGTGGCCTCACGATCTTGATAAACTTCTGGGCCTTGAGGTCCGAGAAGAGTTTTGACTCCCAGTGGGTAAGTGCAGCGTACTCGTACAAGCGTTTCAGCTGGAACTCACGCCTAGAGTAGATAAAAATCAGCAGTTCCATGTGTGACCGGGTGAAATTATACCGCTCGCACATCATTTTTTTGGCCGGCGTGAGATATCTCAAGCAATCGGCCAGTTCTTTGTAGTCCATTCAGTTTTATTTAGTACAGCGTTCGGGATTCTCACGAACACTGTAACAAATTTATACTATTTTTGCCACATGGACAAGCAAAAAGGCTTAGGAGACACAGTAGCGGCCATCACCAAGGCGACCGGAATAGAGGCAATTGTGAAGTCGCTGTTCGGAGAAAATTGCGGCTGCAACGTGAGGCAGGAGAAGTTAAACGAGTTAGTGCCTTATAAGAAGAAAAAAAAGTAGATTATACGACAGAGTCGTATAATATCGTTATCTTTGCAGTATGGCCGTATTACAAACACAGCACGCACACGGTGTGCTCGTTTACCCGTCTGACACAGAGACACTTCAGCAGGACTTGAGCACTAGCAATAGGAGCACGTGTCTTTACGTCGGTATTGGCGGCAATGTAAGGGTCTTGACAATTGGAGGCGACGACGTAACGTTCTTTAACGTTCCCTCTGGACAGTTTTTACCGGTATGGGTAACGCAGGTGTTCGCAACAGGCACTACTGCAGGCAGCATCCTCGCTGTTGACATGGGCCCAGGCTCTGGAGCCAACTGCTACTCTACTGACGTGTGGCAGGACATCAACATCCTGTGGCAGAACTGGGACACGTTCTGGAATAACTGTAATAAGTAATATAAAATCATCGAATGGTTACATTATGTGACGTTGTCACATAATATTCTTATCTTTGCATTATGGGAACTTCCTTATTAAATACAACACCCCAAAACACATACCCATCGCTGATCAAGCTTGGAGATAATTTACCATTGTCTGGCACGATGAGAGCGTTGAGCGACGGCAACGGGAACGACCTGCCGTTGTTGGTGTCAACAAACTCAATCAATAACCGTGGTGGCGGATCAGTTTTAACAAACACTGCTTTTGGTGGCGAAGCTTTGTTAAGCAACGTCAGTGGAACAAACGCTACCGCAATTGGGTATCAAGCGTTAAGGTTAAGTACAGGCAACAACAATACTGCATTAGGAAGCGTTGCTTTGACTGTTAATACCTCTGGGACTGGTAACGTTGCAGTAGGAAACTCTGCATTGGCAACAAATGGAACAGGAAACACAAATACAGCGATAGGTTCTTTTTCTTTGCAGTTGAACACAACTGGTTCTAATAACGTTGCTGTTGGTAGAAACACATTGACTAACAATACTGCCTCTAACAATACCGCCGTAGGTTTTGAAGCAGCAAATACCAACACAAGCGGAACGGGAATAACTGCTATCGGTTATCAGGCGTTGAGGGTTAGTACGGGTAATAATAATACTGCTGTAGGTAGTTCTGCTTTAGCAGCAAATACTACAGGTGTTAATAACGTTGGCATGGGAGTAAATGCTTTAGCAGCAAATACAATAGGATCAGGTAATGTTGCTATTGGTACAAACTCACTACTTTCTAATCTTCTTGGAGATAGCAACGTAGCAGTAGGTAGGGCATCATTACAAAATAATACCGCCGCCAACAACGTTGCCGTAGGTTTTGAAGCCGCTTTAACCAACACAAGTGGAACAGGTATCACTGCCATAGGTCATCAAGCGTTACGAGTTAGTACGGGTAGTAACAATACCGTTGTAGGTTTTCAATCTTCGTTTGCTAATACCACAGGAGGCACAAATACTTCGGTGGGTGTATTTTCCGCTTATTCTACAACGAGTGGAAATAGCAATACTTCTCACGGATATTCTGCTTTATTTTCAAATACAACAGGTAGTAATAACACCGCTATAGGATTGGAAGCACTAAGGAACAACACCGCTTCTAATAATACCGCTTTAGGTCATAGTGCCGCTTTTGCCAACACCTCCGGCACAGGTATAACCGCAATCGGATATCAAGCATTGACTGCGAGTACGGGTAGTCAGAATACTGCGTTAGGGTTTCAGGCGGGTAGTGCCACAACGAGTGGAATTGATAACGTTTTTATAGGATACTTAGCACAATCTGCAGGATCAACTCTTTCTAATTGTATAGCGATAGGTTCTCAATCAACAGCATCTGTAGATTCGGTTGCTGTAGGAGGTGGTTCTTTAGCAAATGGTAGCAGCGTAGTTTTAGGTCGTCAAGCAACATCAAATAGTCAATCCTCTTGTGTAGTTATAGGTCGTCAAGCAACAGCAACTGCCCCAAACCAATTTGTAGTAGGTTCTGCTGCATATAATGCAGGTGCAGTAACTACTGTTGTAGCTCCACAAACAAAAACTTGGGACGTGATTATTAACGGAGTAGCACAAAAAATCTTATTAGCATAATGACAACATATACTTGGACAGTAACGTCTCTCTACACCGAAACGATTGAAGGAGAGCAGAACTATGTAGTCATCGCCAACTACGAGGTAGTGGGCGTTGACGGGGAGTACTCCTCATCAATTCAAGATAGCGCTAGATTTTCTACCGCTAACGTAGATAGTTTCATTCCTTACGAGGACTTGACAAACGATATCGTGATCGGATGGGTACAGTCTGTGCTTGGTCCTGACACCGTAGCCAACTACGAGCAGAGCATTCAAGGGCAGATCGATCAGCAGATCAATCCTCCAGTAACACCGCAAAATACACCACTACCATGGAATTAAATACAGCTAAACAAGTAATCGCCGAGGCGTTACACATCGCAATCTCTAAGGGTTGCTACGGACTAGTAGAAGTGCAGAACATCGTAAAGGCACTTGAGTTGATCAACAACCAACCAGACGTGCAGTTTGGTGAAGCTCCTACGATGGAAGTAGTAGAGTAACTAAGTAAGTAACTAAGAAAGGATACCACTCCCGCAAGGAGTGGTATTTTTGTTTTATCTTTGTGATATGTACATTAAAGCGCAAGTCGGAAGAGCGGCAGTAGTTACGCCGTCAAACACAACGGACATTCCAGTAGTTACTGGAGGGACCAGCAACAACGGCTGTGTTCTATATATCGGTGGATACGGAGACGTTAAGGTAGACACTGTTGGTGGAGACACCGTTACATTTGTTGGGATTCTCGGTGGAACCTTTTTTCCTGTGCAGGTGAGACGTGTGTATGCGACAGGAACTACTGCGACCAACATTGTAGCCCTCTGGTAATATGCAGATATCGATATCTAATATCGTAAAGGGTACCGTTATCGGCAGTGCATTCACTGCCATTTCTCGTTATTTCACACGGGTAACGCAGGCCGGTGCGATCTACGAGAAGCCATTGTGCGTAGAGAGCGGGATCAACAGCTCCCCACTGCTACAGCAGGCGTCAATGCTAATATTGCCTTCTGGCTACAAGGGCGGAACGGCATACGCAGAGCTACCATCAAACGGAAACGGTGATTTGACGTGGACACGGGCGAGTGATGCTTGGCGTACAAATGCCGATGGGTTGATTCAACGAGTTCCGTGGAATTTGTTGCAAAGAAGTGAGGAATTTAATGATGTATATTGGAATAAGCAATTAGGCACAGTATCTACTAATGTCGTAAATGCGCCTAATGGAACTTTAACTGCGGATTTATTTACAAAAACATCGGGCGTTAATACGGTATCTCAAGTACAAACAAATTCATCTCCATATACAACCACAGGAGTACACACATTAAGTGTCTATATTAAACCAATTACAGGTAGCGAAGTAATTTTAAGATTGGACAATGCTGGTAATACCGCAAACACTACTTTTAATTTTGTTACAAAAACATTTACAAATAATGGTGCAAATTTTATTTCATCATCTTATCAAGAATTGGTAAATGGATGGTTTAGATTATCATTGACGGGAAATGTAACAAGTACTTCTTGGACATTGACGCCTTGCCTTTTATTTGGAAATCCGACAAATGATGCAATGTACATTTGGGGCGCACAATTAGTAGAAGGCAGTTCAGCCCAAACCTATTTCCCCACAACCGATAGGTTGAACGTCCCACGTTTTGACTATACTTACGGGACCTGCCCTGCTGCATTACTGGAGCCGCAGAGGACGAATTTGTTGCCGAATCAATTATCTTTCAGTGCTGCAACGGGAGTTTTGTATTCTACAAGCGTAACCGATAGTCCAGTAACAGGGTTAAATTCTACAAGAATCACAAAAAATGAAGCATCGGGAACTTTAAGATACGCCAATCAAATTTGTTCTAGTGGTGCATTGACGGGTTCGACTACATATACAATTTCCGCATACTTCAAATATGATGGGTACGCATTTACCACGTCAATGGAGTATAACAATTCGACACAATGGGGGGGAGTAAGTTGGGTTCAAGACATAATAGTTGCGTCTACGGGAGTAACACTTGGTTCAAGTCTTTCGTGTACGGGTAGTGTTCAAAATTTTGGCAATGGTTGGTATCGTGTTAGTGTTGCAATTACAACGGGTGCAAGTCCATCGGGTTCTTTTGTTTCATACTTAATGAAAGTCCCTTCAACATTGTCAACGGGGCAAGGATTTCTACAGGCAGCACCACAATTTGAGCAAGGTGCATATAGCACAACTACCATCATTACTACTGGTACAGCGGTGACTCGCGTTGCCGACTCCTTTACTCGCAATAACCTCTACACTAATGGATTAATCAGCGCAGTAGGAGGGACTTGGTTCGTTGAGTTGAGAGGGAATTTAAGTTTGAAGGGTGATGCTGCAGGAGATGGTGTTTTTTTGCAAACCGTTGGGAATACTGATAATTTTAGATTGTATAGCGAGAGTGCATCAAGTTCAAGAATTATTATATATAAAAGGGTATCAAATGTAAATACTTTATTATACACCACAACAACCGACACGACCAAACTTGCAATAAAATGGAACGGCAGTACTGCGGATATATTTGCTAATGGTACAAAGGTTGTTTCTGCTACCACATTCACTGCGACGCAAATGCAGGATTTTGTAACATCCATTAATGCTTCGCCAAAGTACATTCAAGCAATGGCATTGGCTCCTGTTCCATTGACTGACGATCAGTGTGAGGCATTAACCACAATAGGGTTTGATTCATACGCCGCAATGGCTTCGTTCTACCAGTACAACTTAGTATAAAAAATGGCAACACTTCAAATAGGGAATGGGAACTGGGCAGTTGAGGAAGACCTCCTTCTCGGATATAATATCAACGACTACAACGGGAAGTACTACCCACGGGATATCGCATGGACTCGCGGGTCAGACGCATGGCGCACTACCTCATCCGGCTTGATCCAACGTGCACCTTGGAACTTGGCACAGTATTCTGAGCAATTTGAAAATGGTATTTGGAGTAAAACTGCTTCAAGCGTAATCTCAAATTCTACAATTGCCCCAAACGGAACTTTGACGGCAGATAGTTTTATTGAAGATACATCAACTTCATTGCACATTGTAGGGCAAACGTTAGGCAATACGGGTGGAGTTTATACGGTAAGTGTTTACGCTAAACCAAATGGAAGGAATTGGATGTATATTTCAATGGCGGCCGCTTTGAATTATGGTGCTTATTTTGATGTTTCTAATGGAGTTTTAGGTACTGTTGAGTCAAATGTTTCTGCTTCAATTACAAGCGTGGGTAACGGATGGTATCGTTGCGTAATGACTGCAAATACTGGTGCACTTAGTCCAAGGTGTCAAATGTATACGTCACCATCAAATAATGTCAATAGTTATTTAGGTAACGGGACGAGCGGATTGTTTATTTGGGGTGCTCAAATAGTTGAAGGATCAGCAGCGCTTGACTACTTCCCTACTACCGACAGGCTGAACGTAGGCAGGGTTGACTATACCTACACTAGCAGAGGCGCCATGCTTGTCGAGCCACAGAGAACGAATTTGTGTTTATATTCACAAACTTTTAGTGATGCTTCTTGGATTGCATTAAATTCGACAAGGGTTTCAACAAACAACGTAGACCCGAGCGGTACAAATACCGCATTAAATGTGACTTGGGGAACGGGCGGAAGTAAGTATTTTTATCGCACACAAACGGGCTTAACGATTGGAACAACTTATACAATAACATTTTATGTTAAATCTTCCAATGCGAGTAAGTTTAGAATTTATAGCGAAAGTTTAGGTATTATATCTGCGGACTTTACAACAACATCTGCATTTCAAAGATTTCAATTAACATATACTGCAACGGCTACAAGTGGGACATTTGGATTGCAATCCGCATCTGATAACACCGCAGCGGATTTAATTGTTGCGTTTGCTCAGTTTGAAGCAGGGGCATATCCCACAACGTACGTACAAACAGTAGCAACTACCGTTACTCGCATCGCCGACACATTCACGAGAAGCAACATATTCACCAATGGATATATTTCATCAGCAGGAGGAACTTGGTATGTTGAGTTGGTAAACAATATTCCGTATACAAGGGATGCTGGCAATAGCAATTTTTTCATTGGGGATGCTGCAAATAACTCTCCATCAAACTCTTTGGAAATTAGAAACGGAGGAGTTGCAAATTCACGTTTGGACATAGGAAAGAGGATTGGCGGAACTTATACTTCATTATTTACAACCACAACAAGCACCGTTAAAATAGCCATCAAATGGAATGGGGCGAATGTTGATGTATTCGTAAACGGAGTGAAGCAAGTTAGCGCAAGTGCTTTTGCTATTACGAATATGGAATTTCTTTATTCCCAGATCCAAGATGTCCCACGCTATGTTCCATGGATGACATTATATTCAACTCCGCTTTCAGATGCTGAATGCGCTTTTATTACTACACTATGATCTTCGCTAAATACGCTTTCCTAGATGCCCAAGATTGGGCGACCTACCAGTCTCAGATCCAAACAGAGAACGGCTACACTGACTGTGCAGTCGTTGAGATTGGGAACATCTGCCTTGCCACAGACGCTGATGGCAATTGTACTGACCTGTCTCCGCTTTATGCAGTAGACATCCTTTGGTTCAACGAGCCATTGGATTCTTTTGCTACCAAAGAGGTGTTCCCTAATCCGGTGGGAATTCACACGTTCTCTGGATGTGAGGGCTTGTATCTTGAGAGATTCTGTGACTTCAACCCAGAATCTGAGTACTGTAAAATTAGCTAACTTTGTAGTTAATGATACAACAGACGGACTCGGTAGCTAATGCCCTTACCACTGTAACAGGAGTGGCTGCAGTAGCATCTATAGCAACGGCGTGGCAGCCAATTCTTTCATCAGCGGTGTCTGTAATTGGACTAGTGTCTGGCATAATGGCAATCATCTATTACAGGAAAAAGATAAAAGAATGAAACTCCCAGTTAGCTTTAGCGAGTTTAAGTCTAATCCGGTAGCTGCAGTCGCTTTCTGCATGCTTTTGGTCGTAGGATACCTTTATGTTGATCTGCGCTCTGGATACACAGACCAGATCGACAAGGCAAACAAAAAGATCGATGCCCTAGAGATCAAGATGGACAAGATGGCATATGCCCTCAAAAAGAGCGATTCTGCGCTCTCTGCTGCAATAACTGAGCTTCGTATTATAAACACCATCAAAAAGCTATGAAGTACGCTCTAATGGCCTTGTTTGGGATATTCTTCTTGTTCGAGATGTCTTTCCCAGTTAACGCTGTTGTAACTCCACCGATCGACGACATCGACTTCATGATGGCAAAGATCCAAAACAATATCAAGATGGCATCTGCTGTTACAAAGATGGCCCAAACAAAAAGTGCAGCAATGGTTGCACAGAAGGTACAGGAGAAAAAAGAGTTGAAGGAGGCCGTGGTAGTGGCAGAGGCAAAAGTAGAAAAGATACAGGAGAAGATGGAGGTGTATGCTGTAAAGATGATTGGTAGCGGAATTGACACAGCGGTAGAAGAAGTTACATTCAAGGGACCCGCATACGAGGCGTGGTTGAACTATGTAGAAGAGGGTGGTAAAGAAGATTTTGGATATTTTAGACTATACCTATGGCAGCAAAAGTAAAATCAACAAAGGAGGCTGCCAAGTGGAAGCCTAAAGCGTCTATCAAAAGACCGGGAGTAGTGTCAAAGAAGAAGAGCTCTTCGTTGAAAACCTCAAAGAACTACGTTAAAAAATACAAAGGCCAGGGCCGATGAAAGACACCTGCTACACAAAGGTAAAGGCACAGTACGATGTGTTTCCTTCTGCGAGGGCGTCACAGGCTATTGCCAAGTGTAGGAAAGCGTCTGGCAATGTAAAGAAGACAAAGGCCGGTTCTGACCTAAAGCGCTGGGGCAAAGAGAAGTGGGTAGACACAAAGACCGGTAAAGCGTGTGGCGCTGGTGGTTCTAACGAGTACTGCCGTCCTTCAAAGAGAGTGTCGTCAAAAACACCGGTAACTAAGTCAGAGATGAGTTCTTCAAAGCTTGCAGCAAAGAAGGCAGAGAAGTCAAGAGTTGGAATGGGAGCACGCGTGTCTAATGTAAAAAGAAAATGATGGAGGGATTCTTGTTTGGGCTTTTATTCTTTACCTTTACGATTGGAATTTCATACATCATAGGAGAGTATTTGGATGGCAAAGATTACAGGAAAAAACACTAGGCCTGGCAGCAATAAAGCAACAGGCCGAGACTACTCTAAGGAGAAGGCATACCAGTCTAGCCCCGAGCGTAGGAAATACAGGGCTGAGCTAAACGCAGAGGCACGCGAGCGAGGCATCTATGGCAAGCGTAAGTCTATGGATCTGTCTCATACCAAGGACGGCAAGATAGTCCTTGAGAATAAATCTAAGAACCGAGCTCGCCAAGGTTCAAACGGCAAGTCAACCAAAAAGTAATGTTTAGGTATCCAGTAAAGTTTTCTCAGTACGTAGAGGACGTACAGAAGTCAATAGACTATATCCTCAAGCGTATAAGACTGCCCAAGGTAGACAAGATTATTGCTGGAACATACATAACGGTATCTCCATCGTCTGGAACTGGAGACGTAACAGTTGGCGTAGACGTGTCAATGCTGCATGCTGGAGGGCTGTATGCACAGACTGCGGCAAGTATACCAATTACAGGCACTACAGTTCCAGGAAGCTTGATTAATGGAGGGGTTGGAACTCTTAGCGTTCCAGCAAATGGGTTTCAAGTTGGGGATTCTTTCATTGCATACTTTTCTGGAACCATGTCTTGTGTAAACAACGAGACAATACACATACATTGCTACTCTGACGGACAAGTATTGGCAGACACGGGGATAATTACTCTCAATGCTACGACCAATAAAAACTGGGAAATGTTTGTGAACTTTACGATAAGGGCTATTGGTGCAGCAGGTGTTGCACAAATTGCGACGTCTGGAAGGTTTTCGTACAACAAAAATTCTAACAATACTCCTGAGAGCGTAGGTTTCTTTGCGTTGAATAATACTACTTTTGATACTACAGTGGCTAACACGTTAGCGGTAACTGCTCAGTGGGGATCTGCAAACGTGCTAAACTCGATAGGTACGGAGATATTCAATCTGTATCGTATTTATTGAGTAAATTTGCCACAATGAAAAAGTTAATGGAAATGTTCAAGGGCGACAAGGGAGAAATATCTTCTAAGCGTGTCGTTGGAATCGTTGGTGCTTTAGTTTTGTTTGCGACAATGGCACACAACAGTTTGAGCCCAGAAGATATTGCACCTAGCAAGGATCTAGTATCTGCGGTTGAGTTTGTTGTTATCGCATGTTTAGGCTTTACAAGCATCGACAAATTTGCCAAAAAAGATGAAGGACAGTAGACTCGAAAGGGCTGGAGTACAGGGATTTAATAAGCCAAAGAGAACACCTGGACATCCAAGCAAGTCTCACATTGTTGTTGCTAAAGAAGGCGACAAGATTAAGACGATCAGATTTGGGCAACAGGGTGTGAAGACAAACCAGACAGTTGGCCAGCGTGAGGCGTTTAAGTCTCGTCACGCAAAAAACATTTCAAAAGGAAAAATGTCTGCTGCTTACTGGGCCGACAAAGTAAAGTGGAGCCCAAGTAAGACTGCATCCCCAAGCAAGAAGTGGGTAAAAGGGAGTTGATACTATGAAAAAAGCTATAAAAAAAATCTCCGAGTACGGAGGAATGGAAAAGTACACCTCTAAGAAGGCTGAAATGAAGCACGAAAAGAAAGAGGGAAAGAAAGTAGAAGCCAAAGAGAAGATGATGTTCTCTAAGATGAAAAAGAAAAAGTAATGATCAAATACGTTGTCGCCATCCTTCTTTTAACGTCATGCAGTGCTACTTGGCACCTTAAGCGTGCAATTAAAAAAGACCCGTCACTGCTGAAGGGTGGCGATACCGTGCTTGTTCATGACACGCAGGTAATCGTCAAAGAGAAAGTCCTTACAGATAGTTTTGTTACTACCTGCTACGACACCGTAACCATTGAGGACAGCTTTGTGTACACGCAGGTAATTAGAAGGGACAATGTCATTAAAGTTTACACTAAGTGTAAGTCAGACACGGTGAGAATTACCACAAAGATCCCGTTCAAGTTGCCGCCAACAGTATCTTACAAGAACGATCCATTTTGGAAATCTTTAGCAGTTGGCCTTGGTACATTGTTATTGTTAATTATTATCATTAGATTTGTATCAAAATGAAATCACTTGAATCTACAGAACTAGAAACTCTTAAGGGACTTAGCACAAAGGTTAGGTCTTTGAAAGAGGACATTGCAGACATGGAAGTTTCTATGTCAAGATTGAAACAAAAGAAACAGAGCGCTCTGTTTGAAATCGAAGTAGCAGCTGACGAGTTGGGCAAGTTCCAGTCAGAGCTATACGAGAAGTACGGAGACGTGTCTATTGACTTAAGCACAGGAGAAATAAAAGATGGGCAACATTAATAACTACGCTACAGATACTGCCTTGGTTGGCAGCGAAAAACTTTTGATGTCTGACACCCCAGCGGGTGGATCTACCAAGAACACAACTGTAGATGCAGTTGCAGACTTCACTTGGTTGTCTGGAGCTCCACAGTATACACAGGCTCAACGATTGGCATTGACAGCTACCGTTGGTATGGTTGTGTACCAAACAGACGCTACAGAGGGCTTGTACCAGTACAAGTCAACTGGCTGGTTTGCATTATGATTATACGCAAGGTATCAATAGGGTCAGACTACAAGAACGCCATGAACTATCTTCATGGACAGGAAGTTCTGCGTGGTGAGTACAAGGTCGACCTTATTATCATGCGCGAGGGAGGGTCTATAGAGATATGGATCAAGAACTCTTCTGGTGTGTTGCTTTGGAAGTCTTTCAATAGCAACATGCCAATTTCTATTGAATACGACATCGACTTTTAAATAAAATGAAATCACCGCTCTACTTTGTTGTAGAGCCTGTTGGCGACAAGCTTTACGACAACACAACGGATTACGGCCTCGTACTGAGCGCCTCAAAGGAGGACCACACGGTAACCAATAGGTTTGCCACGGTCATCGCCACTCCGATTGGATACACTGGGGAGATTGTTCCTGGTGACACACTGATGGTTCACCACAACGTATTTCGTAAGTACTTCGACATGCGTGGCAAAGAGGTATACGGGCCATCACACTTTAGAGACAAAACATTCTTGATTGACGATGACCAGTACTTTCTGTACAAGCACGACGGGCAGTGGAAAGCTCCACATCCTTACTGCATGGTAAAGCCAATTGACAACTTGCAGGAGAGCGTTCTTGTGGATCCAGATAGAGAGCAGCCACTGATAGGAGTTCTAAAGTACGGAAACGAGTACTTGTACTCAAAGGGCCTAAAGGATGGAGACATGGTTAGCTTCCAGCCAGAGAGCGAGTACGCGTTCATTGTTGACGGAGAGAAGCTGTACAGAATGTTTAGCAAAAACATATGCGTAGCGTTATGACGGAGAAAGAATTCAAAGAAAAGATCATCGAGGCGGCAGAGAAGGCTATTCATGAGCTTATCTCTGTGGCCAAGGAACCTATTCTAAACAACAACTCCGAAACGGACCTGTCTGCGGACAAGCTGAAGAACGCAGCGGCTACTAAAAAGCTGGCCATTATGGACGCATTTGACATCTTAAAGAGGATCCAAGAGGAGAAGAATATGCTAGAAGCTCCAGAGGAGAAGGCCACACCTGCATCTGTAGAGACTAAAAAGGGGTTTGCTGAAAGGTTCTCTAAATGACAAAACTGTATCAAGTCCTCAAGGAGGTAGTAAAGCCGGACGTTCTCAGCAAGAAGAACGCAGAGAAGTCGTGGAAATACGGATACGATCCGCAATACGACTTTGTTGTCATATCTAAGGACGGAACTATTGGTCCGATCTACGAGGTGAATGGTCTAAGGATAGCTCTTCCAAAGCCGTCAAACATAGAAGACAGGGGTGCCAAGTGGCAGCCACAGGAGTACCCAAAAGAGCTTGCAAAGATTAAGAGCATGTTCGACTGGAACAAGTATGACAACCAGTTTAAGACAAAGTGGATTGACTACATCGAGACTGAGTTTGACAGGCGTGAGAATGGATTCTGGTTCATGAATAAAAAGCAGAAGACGTACATTACCGGAACCCACTACATGTACTTGCAGTGGACCAAGATTGATATCGGTCTTCCAGAGTTTCGTGAGTCTAACAGGATCTTCTTTATCTTCTGGGAGGCTTGTAAGGCTGACACTCGCTGCTTTGGGATGTGCTACTTGAAGAACCGTCGTTCTGGATTCTCGTTTATGAGTTCGGCAGAATTGGTAAATACGGCAACGATATCAAAGAACGCAAGACTTGGTATTCTATCAAAGACCGGTAACGATGCCAAGATCATGTTCACTGACAAGGTAGTGCCAATATCTAGCAACTACCCGTTCTTCTTCAAGCCGGTTCAAGATGGTATGGACAAGCCAAAGACAGAGCTTGGATACCGTGTTCCTGCGTCGAAGATCACGCGGAAGAACATGGACAAGAACGATGAGGACATCGAGGGTCTTGACACGTCTATCGACTGGAAGAATACGGCTGACAACAGCTATGACGGTGAAAAGTTGAAATTGCTTATCCATGACGAAAGTGGTAAGTGGTTGCCACCAAATAATATTGAGAACAACTGGCGCGTAACAAAGACATGTCTTCGTCTTGGTTCTAGGATTATCGGAAAGTGTATGATGGGCTCTACGTCTAACGCACTTGACAAAGGTGGTTCTGGATTCAAGGACTTGTACTACGACTCGGACCCAAAGAAGAGAAGTAATAATGGACAGACCAAGAGCGGTCTTTACTCTTTGTTTATTCCAATGGAGTGGAACTTTGAAGGATTTATCGATGAGCATGGATGGCCAGTGCTTGAGAAGCCAGAGACTCCAGTAAAAGGGATTGACGGTGGATACATATACCAGAGTGTTATTGACTACTGGGACAACGAAGTTGCAGCTTTAAAGGGCGATGCAGATGCGTTGAACGAATTCTATCGTCAGTTTCCACGCACAGAGTCGCACGCATTTAGGGACGAGTCTAAGTCTTCATTGTTCAACCTTACCAAGATCTACCAGCAGATAGACTACAACGACTCTATGGTGGGTATCCAGTCCATCACTCGTGGGTCGTTCCACTGGAAAGATGGTATCAAGGACTCTGAGGTGGTTTGGACACCGGATAGAACCGGGCGTTTCTTGGTGTCATGGATACCGGATGCCAATAAAAGAAACAAGGTGCTGCGTGTAAATGGGAAATTCAAGCCAGGAAATGAACACATGGGATGCTTTGGGTGTGACCCGTATGACATCTCTGGTGCCGTAGGTGGTGGTGGTTCTAACGGATCGCTACACGGATTGACGAAGTATCACATGGACGAAGGGCCAACCAATGAGTTCTTCTTGGAGTACATCGCAAGACCACAGACGGCAGAGATATTCTTCGAGGACGTACTGATGGCGTGTGTGTTTTATGGTATGCCAATCTTGGTCGAGAACAACAAGCCAAGACTTTTGTACCACTTCAAGAATAGAGGTTATCGTGCATTTGCGATGAACCGGCCAGACAAGCACATATCTAAGTTGTCTAAGACCGAGATAGAGATAGGCGGAATACCGAACACGTCTGAGGACGTAAAGCAGGCACACGCTGCTGCTATCGAGAGCTACATCGAGAAGTATGTGGGCATTGATTTTGAGGGAACATACCGTCCGTCAGACGAGATGGGGATCATGCCATTCATTAGAACTCTTGAGGACTGGGCACGCTTTGACATAAACAATCGTACAAAGCATGACGCATCTATTAGCTCCGGTCTTGCCATCATGGCAACTCAAAGACATTTATATGTTCCAGAGGTAAAGAAGTCAAAAATAAGCCTTAAATTTGCACAATACGACAATAAAGGCTCGCAGAGTGAGCTCATAAGATAATGACAGATCCGAAAATAGTAATCAATCCAACGACGTTCCCAAGTCAGTTGGCCACAGATGCACAAAAGGCATCTAAAGAGTTTGGCCTACAGGTTGGACTTGCTGTCCAGTCAGAGTGGTTCCGTAAGGACGCTGGCTCGTGCAGGTTCTACAACCAGTGGATTGAGTTCCATCGTCTGCGATTGTACGCACGTGGTGAACAGTCTGTTGAGAAGTACAAGAAGGAGATGTCATTCGATGGCGACTTGTCGTACCTTAACCTCTCTTGGACGCCAGTTCCAATCATGCCCAAGTTCATTGACATCGTTGTTAATGGTATGGCAGACCGTAATTTCTCTGTAAAGGCAGTCGCTCAAGATGCGATGGCCGCTGAGAAGCGCAATCAGTTCCAAGACATGATTGAGGGCGACATGGTCGCTAAGGACTTTTTGTTGCAGACAAAGGAGCAGTTTGGCGTTGACGCTTTCAATACAAATGTAGAAGATCTTCCGTCAAACGACGAGGAGTTGCAGCTCTACATGCAGCTGAAGTATAAGCCAAGCATTGAGATTGCCGAGGAAGAAGCAATTAACACCCTACTTGAACAAAATAACTATGCAGACACTAAAAAGCGTGTCGATTACGACCTTACCACATTGGGTATCGGTGGTGTCAAACATTCATTCTATCCAGGATCTGGAGTTAAGGTTGAGTATGTCGATCCCGCCAACGTGGTATACAGCTACACCGAGTCACCCTATTTTGACGACGTATTCTACTGGGGAGAGGTAAAGCAGGTTCCGATCACCGAGCTGATTAAGATCAAGCCGGACATTACCAAAGAAGAGCTTGAAGAGATTTCTCAGTTGGGCACTGCATGGTGGGACTACTATGGCGTTATGCGTACATACAGAAATGACCTGTTCGACAAGGACGTGGTTACCCTGTTGTACTTTAATTATAAAACTGACAAGACATTTGTATACAAGAAGAAGTTTCTTGAAAATGGTGGAGAGCGTGTAATCCGTAAGGACGAAGGATTTAATCCTCCAGCTGATCAAACCGAAGAAAGATTTGAGAAGGTAGAGAAGCGTATCGATGTTTGGTACGAGGGCATCATGGTTCTCGGATCAAACAAGTTGATCAAGTGGGAGATGTCTAAGAACATGGCCAGACCAAAGTCTGCGTCACAGTATGCGTACTCAAACTACGTGATGGTTGCCCCTCGTATGTACAAGGGAGCCATTGAGTCTTTGGGCCGACGCATGACAGCGTTCGCTGACTTGATCCAGATGACACACCTTAAGTTACAGCAGGTGTTGTCTAAGATGGTTCCAGACGGTGTATTCATCGATGCAGACGGACTTAACGAGGTTGACTTGGGCAATGGTGCCGCATACAACCCAGAGGACGCTCTTCGCATGTACTTCCAGACTGGTAGTGTAATCGGAAGAAGCTACACACAGGACGGCGAGTTCAACAATGCACGCGTTCCAATCCAAGAATTAAACTCTAGCGCCGCACAAGGAAAAATATCTAGTCTGATCGCAGCATACAACCAATACATGAGCATGCTGCGTGACGTTACAGGGCTTAACGAAGCACGAGATGGGTCTATGCCTAGCTCAGACGCTTTGGTTGGCGTACAGAAGCTCGCTGCAGCTAACTCAAATACTGCCACAAGGCACATTCTAGACGGTGGTATCTTTATCACACGCAGACTGTCTGAGGCTTTGTCTTGCCGTATCTCTGACATCTTGGAGTACGCTGACTTCAGAGACGAGTTTGCAAATCAGATCGGTAAGTACAACATCCAGATCCTTGACAGCATCAAGGAGCTTTACTTGCACAACTTTGGTATCTTCATCGAGGTTTCTCCAGACGAAGAAGAAAAGCAACAGCTTGAGGCTAATATTCAGATGGCATTGAGTAGGGACCAGATCGCATTGGAAGATGCAATCGATATCCGCGAGATCAAGAACTTGAAGCTTGCTAATCAGTTGTTGAAGGTTAAGCGTAAGGACAAGGAGAAGAAAGACCTAGAAAAGCAGCAGATGATGTCTAAGTTCCAGTCTGACTCTAACATCGCAGCTACACAGGCAGCAGCCGAGGCTAAGATGCAACAGATCCAGGCGGATACCCAGTCTAAGATTCAAATCAAAGAGGCCGAGTCAATGTTTGCAATTCAAACAATGGAGCAAGAAGCACGTATTAAGTTGAGCTTAATGCAGCAAGAGTTCCAGATGAATATGCAGTTGAAGGGTCTTGAGTCACAGGTTGTTACTGAGAAAGAGAAGATGAAAGAAGAAGCTAAAGATAAGCGAGTTTCTCTTCAAAACACTCAGCAGTCTAAGTTGATTGAGCAAAGAAAAAACAATTTGCCACCAGTCGACTTTGAGTCAAATGAGGACACCCTTGATGGATTTGACCTAGCTGGATTTGAGCCAAAATAGTGTGTCACTATTTTGTGTAAATTTGTGACGAAATAAATCTAATTAAATATGGAAACTGAATTCAAAGTGAAGGAGGTTGCCTTCGAAGAACAGAAATCTGTTCAAGAAGTGGAAGCGCAACTCCTAAAAGAGCACGAAGAGAAGCACGGCATCTCTTCCGAAGAAAAACCAGTAGAGACCACAATTGTGGCATCTGATGGAACAATAGAAAAAGTCGAAGAGACTGAGGCACCAATTGCCAAGGATCTCGGAGACGAAGACGTTCTTACATACTTAAAAAATCGGTACAACAAGGAAATCAACTCTGTTGATGACTTGTTCCAGGCGAGAAAAGATGCGGAGGAACTACCAGAGGACGTGTCAGCCTTTTTGAAGTACAAGAAGGAGACAGGCCGAGGAATCCAAGACTTTATTCAATTGAATAAGGACTATGATTCAGTTCCTGCAAATCAACTGCTAGCTGACTACATCAAGCAAGAGAACCCAGAGTTCGATGACGAAGACGTAAAGTTTGAAATCGAAAGCAGGTACGAGTTTGATGAAGACCTTGACGACCCAAAGGAAATCAAGAAGAAGAAGCTAGCAATGAAAAAAGATCTTGCTAAGGCCAAGGACCACTTCAATCAACTGAAGGAACAATATAAGATACCTCTTGAGTCAAAAGGTGGCTTAGTTTCTGATGAAGAGAAGAGTGATTACGAGGCTTTTAAAAGATATGCCAAAGAGTCCGAGGAAGTGCAGAAGTCTCAGTTAGAGCGTTCAGAGTTCTTTGCTAAGAAGACGGACGAGCTTTTCAGCGACCAGTTCAAAGGTTTTGAATTTAAGGTCGACGACAAAGCAATTTCGTTTAAACCTGGCAGCCCAGAACAAATGAAAAAAGCTCAATCTGATATTAGCAAGTTCATTGGTTCGTTCTTAGATGAGAATGGATACGTGAAGGATGCTGCTGCATATCATAGGGCTATCGCTGTAGCTATGAACCCCGACGGTTTCGCCAAGCACTTTTATGAGCAAGGCATGGCCGCTGCGGTAGACAGTGTTGCTAAGGAGTCAAAGAACATCCAGATGGACGTTCGGTCAACACCTCAGTTAACGCCATCTACTGGGTTTAAAGTTGTAGCGCTAGACAATGACCACGGAAGCGGGCTAAAGATAAAAATGCGTAACAAATAACAAACAACAAAAAACAAAAACTAAAAAACTATGGCTGGATCAGTTCAAACGAGCCCAGGGTTTGCTATAACCCCCTCGTCCGTCAAGGCAACTTTGCCTTCAAACTACATTACCAACTTCGATTTCTTGAATCAGTATCTTCCTGATACCTACGAGAAAGAATTCGAGCGTTATGGTAATCGCTCTATCGCATCTTTCTTGCGCCAGGTTGGTGCTGAGATGCCTTCTAACTCTGACTTGATCAAGTGGGCAGAGCAAGGTCGTTTGCATACCAAGTATGTAAGCTGTACTTCTGCTGCTGCTGCCGGTTCTGACACCGCTACTTGGACTGTTGCTGACGCAGGTATTACTGCTTGTAACTTCCGCGTAGGTCAGACTGTGTTCTTGTCTCGCAACTCTGGTGGTACTCAAAGCGACAAGGCTATCATCACTGCCGTGTCTGGTTTGACTTTCACCGTTGCTTACTACAACGGCCCTGGACAGAACATCCCTGTATCAACTGCATCTACTGCATTTGTTTACGGTTCTGAATTCAAAAAAGGTGCTGCTGGTATGTCTGGTTCTTTGGAGGCTCAAGATGACATCTTCGACAACAGCCCTATCATCATCAAGGACAACTACGAAGTATCTGGTTCTGACATGGCTCAGATCGGATGGGTAGAAGTTACTACTGAGAATGGTGCAACTGGCTACTTGTGGTACATCAAGTCTGAGCACGAAACTCGTTTGCGTTTCGAGGACTACTTGGAAATGTCTATGGTAGAAGGTGTTCCTGCTGAATCTGGTTCTGGTGCTATCGCTGTAACTGGTGACGTTGGAAACAAGGGTACCAAAGGTTTGTTCTACACAATCGAACAACGTGGTAACGTATGGGGTGGTGGAAACCCAAGCACATTGGCTGACTTCGACGCGATCATCCAGCGTTTGGACAAGCAGGGTGCTATCCAAGAGAACATGTTGTTCGTTAACCGTAACTTCGGTTTCGATATCGACGATATGTTGGCTGCTCAAAACAGCTACGGTGCTAACGGTACTAGCTACGGTGTGTTTAACAACGATGAAACTATGGCCTTGAACTTGGGCTTCAAAGGTTTCAAGCGTGGCTATGACTTCTACAAGACCGACTGGAAATACTTGAACGACGCAACTTTGCGTGGTGGTATCGTTGGTGGTGAAGTTAATGGCGTGTTGGTTCCTGCTGGTTCTACTAACGTGTACGACATGGTGATGGGTAAGAACGCTAAGCGTCCTTTCTTGCACGTTCGTTACCGCGCTAGCGAAACTGAGAACCGTCGCTACAAGACTTGGATCACTGGTTCTGCCGGTGGTGCTGCTACTAGCGATTTGGATGCGATGAAGGTTAGCTTCTTGTCTGAGCGTGCATTGTGCACCTTGGGAGCTAATAACTTCTTCTTGTTCAAAAGTGCATAACCATTAGGTTGTCAACAATAGCAAATGGGGTGGGTATTATATACTCACCCTTTTTGTTTATATTTGCATCGTTAATTAAATCAAATTATGAAAAATCAAACTAACCAAGTTAAGGACAGGGTATTTGTTCTTACAAAAGAAGAAGCTCCGTTGAGCTACACACTTCCATCAAGAAACACAAAGCGTTTTTCTCTTCTCTATTTCGACGGAACTACCAACCGTGCGTTGCGTTATTCTAGAAACCAGAAGTCAGTATTTGAGGACGAACAGGACGACAAGGCTATCCTTGAGCCAATCGTATTTGAGGACGGCAACTTAGTAGTTCCAGCAAGCAATCCAATCCTTGGAAAGTTTTTGGACATGCACCCATTGAATGGTGACGTATTCAAAGAGTTGAACCAAGAGAAAGAGGCTACATTAGACATCGAGGAGTTAAACATCGAGCTTGACGCACAGATCGCTGCTAGAGAGATGAATCTTGAGACCATGGAGGCTGTTGGACGATTGATCTACGGTGGTATTGTAGATACAATGACTACTCCAGAATTGAAGAGAGACATCTTGCTTTACGCTAGAAACTATCCTATTCAGTTCTTGGAAATGATCAATGATCCAGACTTGGCAGAAACAGCGATGGCGTCTAAGGCATTGTCTTCTGGTTTGTTTACAATGAGAAACAACAACCGTGAGATCTGGTTTAACATGCCCGGAAACAAGCGTAAGTTGATGAACATTCAACCAGGTGATGATCCAGTATCTGTATTGACAGCTTTCTTTGAATCAGAAGAGGGTAAGCCAATCGCAGAGATGGTACAATCTAAACTTTCTTAACTATATTTGCAGTATAAAACAAAAAAATGAGCAAGTTTCTTAAAATCTCCGCTAGCACAACTGGATTAGTTTTGGTTGGCCTTGACAACATCGACTTGGTAACTGCAACAGCTACCACAGTTGTAATTAACTACAGCGCTGGTTCTACTAGCACTGACGTGGTTACTATTACCCACACTTCTGACAGTACGTTTGCAACTCGTGATGCAATTTATGCAGCTATCGAATTGGCAAACTCTCCTGCATCTAACCCATCTGTATCTATTGTTCCTCAGTTGCCTTCTGGTATTACTGTGAGCACTGTTGCAGTTGCCTAATTAGATCGGACCAAAAACTAGGGCCATCTCGCAAGGGGTGGCCTTTTTTTGTTATCTTTGTGATGACATGATAAACACGGTTAGAAATACTGTTATGGCTATCCTTAATAAGGATAACAACGGTTACATTACACCGGAAGAGTTCAACCTATTTGCCAAACAAGCACAGCTTGAGATATTTGAGCAGTACTTCTACGACTACACCAACTGGGTGAACAAAAGAAATGGAAGGTTGGCTAATGACGGTTACTCAGACATTCAGAAGAATATAGCGGAGACAATTGATACATTTTCTACATCTAGCAATTTATCGTATTCAGGCGTTACTGAATCGTTTGCCCTTCCTAGCGATTGGTATTACATTAATGTTGTACTATACGGTACTAAAGAAATTGAATTTGTGGCCCAGAACAAGGTCATGAATTTGTTAAACTCTAACATTACTGCACCAACCGTAGCCTATCCTGCATACTACCAAAAAGGCAATGATATTAAAGTTTACCCCACGACCATCCAGAGCAACGTCAGTTCGTTGTATGTTCGCTACCCTCTTGATCCTAAGTGGACATATACTGTCGTGGCAGGCTCGCCTATATTCAACCAGTCAGCTCTTGACTATCAAGACTTTGAGCTTCCGGAAAGCGCACAAAACGACCTAGTATATAAAATTTTGTCATACGCTGGTGTTAATCTTCGTGAGGCAGAGGTTGTACAGTTCGCGACCGGGTCTGACAACACTGAGCAAACTAAGCAAAGCTAATGGCATACATAACTAATCAAGCATACTACTCAGATCCTAACAATAGCGGGGATTACCAATATGTCAGCCTATCTGACATAGTGAATAACTTCATGCTTATGTATGTTGGCGATGACAAATTAATAGGCGTTACAAAGAGATACAACGTACTGTTCCACGCAAAGCGTGCAATACAGGAGTTGAACTATGACGCTGCAAGAAATGTAAAAGTGTTAGAGCTTAACGTTGGAGAAGACCTTAAGTTGGTATTACCTCCAGACTACGTTAACTATGCGAGGATCTCTATGGAGGTTGAGGGCACGTTGTTTACGCTTAGCGAGAACATGAATGTGAACTACGCACAGGCATACTTGAAAGATTCTAGCGACAACATACTGTACGATCAAAACGGTAGCGTAATTACCGGTACGTCAGAGCTAGACATCAAGAGGATTCAAGGATACCCACAGACATTGTTTACAGGTGATGGATGGGCCAACGGGCGTTGGGGATGGAATATCGATGACTACTGGTATTTTAATTACAGCCTTGGAGGATTCTTTGGGTTAAACTCAGAGGTTGCCAACGTTAACCCAACATTCAGAATTGACAAGGCGTCTGGCGTAATCAACTTTAGTTCTGGTATGAGTAACAGGCTTGTAGTGATTGAGTACATCTCTGATGGCCTTGAGAACGGCGATGATGACGCAGTTAAAGTAAACAAGTTGGCAGAAGACTTTATTTATAGCTACATCAAGTGGGCTATCTTGAATAACAAAGTGGGAGTGCAAGAGTACGTTGTACGTAGAGCTAGAGAAGAAAAGTCTGCAATGCTTAGAAACGCTAAGATCAGACTTTCTAATATCAAGCCCAATCGTATTTTGATGGTATTGAGAAATCAAGGAAACTGGATCAAGTAATGGAATTAAAGAGAACCCTAGTAGCTGGTATAATGAATAAGGATCTGGACGAGCGCCTGATCCCGGATGGACAATACAGAGATGCAATGAACGTAACCGTCGGTACCTCCGAGGGTTCTGACGTTGGAGCTTTGTCAAATGAATTAGGGAATACCAAGGTCAGTGGACTAGCTGCTGCGGCCACTGCATTTTCTGGATCTGCATTTTCTCTGACAGGAGCTAAGGCAATTGGTTCAATTGCTGTGCCTTCTGAGTTTCTTATTTTCTGGTTTGTAAAGGCCGTTGGTGGAAACATCATCGCATCATACAACGATCTTACCGGATTAACTACTGTGCACGTGATGGACACGAGAGTTGGATCTGCAAACATATTGAATTTCAACACTCAGTACTTAATTACTGGAGTGAACTATATTAGTGACTTGCTTTTCTGGACCGATGGTCTTAATCCTCCAAGGAGAATTGATACCAAACAGAATTACGCATACAATGCATTTACAGAAGAGGACATCAATGTTATTGTAAAGCCACCACTAGAGGCTCCTGTAATCATAAAACCAAACGATGCGCAAAATGATTTAATTGATACTAACAACATGGCTGAAAAGTTCTTATACTTTTCTTATAGATACAAGTATCAGAACAACGAGTACAGTCCTCTAGCTCCATTCTCAGAAGTTGCATTCTTTCCTGAAGATTTTCAATATGATTATGGTACAGGATCAAATAAGTCAATGGTCAATAAGTACAAGTATGTTGACATATCTTTTAAAACAGGATCTGACCTAGTAAAAGAAATTCAACTTGTATTCAAAGACTCTTCAAGCCAGAATGTAAATATAATTGATAGCTTTAATAAAAGAGACATAGAGGACAAAAAGGTTAGCTCTGTTAGCTATTCTGCTGGCGTAGCTACATTTAGATCTTTTTCAAACAACAAAATATACAGTGTACTTCCAACTAGCCAATTAACAAGGTTGTTTGACAACGTTCCGTTAAAGGCTAAGGCGCAAGACTTAATTGGGAGTCGCCTGGTTTATGGAAACTACACCCAGTTTTACAACATTGTAGATACTACCAATAGGGGTATCACAATGGATTATTCTGCAGACTATTCTTCAGAGAGTAAGCCTTCGAATGTATATGTCGTTGGAAGCCCGGTAAAAACAATGCGTAGTGACAGAGACTACGAGATCGGCATTTCTTATGTTGACGCATACGGAAGGATGAGCACTGTGCTTACTTCTGTAGACAATTCTGTCTATATTGGCCCAGAGAACTCTGACACATCTAACAAGTTGTTGGTGAACATCAATAACGAGGCACCTGCTTTTGCTACCAAGTATCGTATTATGATAAAGCAAAACAAGGGCGCCTACTATACTATTTATCCTACGCTGTTCTATGTTGACGGACCATTCGTATACATGCTCATCAACGAGTCAGACGTAGATAAGGTAAAAGCAAACGACTATATCACCATCAAGGCAAATCCTCTTGGAATTACATACAGTGCTCAGCAATATAAAGTTCTAGAGCTAGACGTAAAGCCAAAGGACTTCTTGAACAACAGTGCAAGACCCAATGTGGCTGGCGTATACTTGAAGATAAAAGTAGACAACAACAACGCGTTTAACGAGGACAGTCTATTTACATACAAGTCTGTAGGTAAAGGACGCACTGGTGTTGGTCGATTGTTGTGTAGCAAGGAGACAATAAACCCGCTTTTGGGCAGGAAGGCGTTGATTGAGCCCCCCATATTCTACGGAGTTGGATTGAACAACCTATCTGTGGATCCTCAGTGGATATCCATGGGTACTACAAAGGATATTCGTTATACGGTCACTATCGATGGTATAAATACATTTAAGTACACAATGTTCGGGTCCTCTCAAGTACTTGGTTCTAAGATTGCAATTACAGGGGCCAATCAAATACTAAAAGATGAGGACGGAAGAGACATCGCTAATATTAAGTTTGCTACAGTAAATGGCCACACAATTGGCGATAGCTGGAGAATAAACTGTCGCTCAGACAATGGACTGAACTATTTTGGTGACCGCACAGCTTGGAACGGAAAAAACGATCCCATTGGGTCTTGTGCTATTATTCCTGGAGCACTTCAGACTACTGCCGTCCCTGGTATTAATGCAACAGAAGAGGACTTAGAGATAAAGGCTGGGGCTGTAATTACCATCAAGATAGACGAGACTAAAGTTGTGGGTGGATCTGATCAGCCAGTGCAAACATTTGTTTCTTCTAGAAACTACGCGAACATAGAAGAGTGGTTTATTGAGGATGGGGCTTATACCAAATTTGTCATGATGGCAGATGGAAACAGGGGGTACAAGAGCATCTTCTTTAGAAGGTCTGTGGTTTTTAGAATAAAGGACAATATAAACGAAACAAGGCAGTCTCTTTATGGAGCCGTAAGGATGTACATCCTTGGATATGGTAACACTCCTGGAAGCTTGACAGACTGCGAGCGCTCACTACTTACTGTAGACTTCTCTCTGACGCAAGTAGAGAATCCAACGATTTTAGAAACTGTACCAACATCAAGCGATGCGGACATCTACCACGAGGCTGCGACATTCGATGTTGTTGATGGCCTACACTCTGGAAACATAACAAACCAAACAAGAGCAACAGCAGGAACATCAAAGAAAGCTGCGGTAGTTAGCTTGGACAATGTATATAACGCATTCTGCTTTAGAAATGGTGTAGAGAGCGACCGTATCAGAGATGACTTCAATGGGTCATTAATGAAGTACAGCCCTCGCGTATTGTCTACTATCGAGAACTACGAGCAGGAGCAGGTAACAAATGGTCTTACATACAGCGGAGTTTTCCGTGAAGATACCGGAACAAACAGGCTTAACGAGTTTAACTTGTCTACCGCAAACTTCAAGTATGTAGATAGATTCTTTGGTAGCATTCAAAAGCTTTATGCTAGAGACACTGACTTGGTGGTATTCCAAGAGAACAAGGTGTCTGTGGTATTGTATGGAAAGAACTTAATCAGCGACTCTGTTGGCGGTGGTACTATCTCTACAGTTCCAGAGATTCTTGGAACGCAGATCGCATTCCCTGGTGAATACGGAATTAGCTTGAACCCAGAGAGCTTTGCGGTATGGGGAAGTGACTTGTTCTTTACAGACGCCAGACGCGGTGTAGCATTGAGAGTTGCAGGAAACTCTATACAAGAGATTTCAATGCAGGGTATGCGTGATTGGTTTAAGGACCTATTTATTGCTGGCATCAATAGACAAAAGATAGGTACATTTGATCCGTATAACCAAATGTATGTACTGGCGTCTAACGACGACACAGCATCTCCCTGTGAACTAGTTGTAACTCCGTCTTCAATTACTGTAGACAAGACATCTCAGACCAAGAACATATTTGACATTCAGTCTAACTCTGGTTGGGTTATTACAAACATTCCAGTATGGATGACTGTGGCGCCATCAAGCGGAACCGGAAACCAGGATGTTGAAGCAGACATCGCAGAGAATACGACAGGAGTTACTAGAACTGCTACGCTTACAATCACAGCTAGCTGTGGTGTTGTTAGGACCTTTACCATCACACAGACTGCAACAGTAATCAAGCGTAGATCTACATTCGTTATTGGATCTCCAGAAGAGTCTGGAAAGGTTGGTACTCAGAAGTACAACTACTCTAGCTCTACAACTGCAGGGTATGAGTTCAATGATACCATATTCAAGCCTGTTGATGTTAGCTTGTTTGACACAGCGTCTGACGTGGCTGGAACCAATGGAATACCAGCACCTGGCGATACAGTTACTGTGTATGCATACAAGGACGCTACATCTGCTTTGGACGCAGAGTTGAATCCGTTCATTCCAACTGCAGGAAACAAGGTGTACTACTTGGTGTCAAACACCGAATACACACAGGAGGATTATGCAACAGTACTGAGTCTCGCTACTCCAGTAACTATGTCATTGGTTGGCACAGAGTATTCTGGAACATTTGTTTACTCTGCACCATCAAACGAACAATACCTTTATCTTGTCTGGGACTACAGAAATACCGTAGCGTGTGGATCTGCGGTGTCCTATAGTGGCGTAGCTGCAACAATTCCAACTGTTGTCAACATGGGCGCTAACATTGGACGGGTGTCATTCTCTTACGACGCACAGTCAACACCAGACAGATTTGTTATCTCTGTTGGCGGAAACGTAGTTGCCGACTCTGGGTATGTTGGCCTCAACAGCTTAGCCAACTACAATGCATTGATCGCGGCCGGTGTTCCAGAAGCGGAGATTGCATTGGTTGAGCCATACGATGGTCTGGTTAACAATAGCACAGGAACATTAGGTTTTGTTAGAACTTCAACAGAGGAAACAGTTCTTACTGTATACTCTCCACTATCATCAAATAGCTGGACAGCTACAACTGGATGCGCTTCGTTGACTTCGTTTACGCTTGACACAACAAACGGAACGATTGATAACGTATGCTCTCAAACACCGTCAACTACAAAGTATCACAATGCTGATGGTGGTGTTGTGTCTATTGGTTGCACAATCTATAATGACTCAACTGGATCGTCAGTTTACGATGGAGGAAATGCCTACCACAAGACAGGAACAAACTTGATGTTTGTGACTTCCAATGGCGTGGTTACCGAGATTTCATCTTGCTTGTGCTCTGAGACTGCCCCTCCAATTGTGACTGTGTCAAACATGGAGTTTGTTACAGGACAGTCTGTGAACTTCAAAGTTCCTGCAACTAACAATCCCACAAGCTATACACTTGTTTCTGCGTGCAGTAACTTTAGTTTCTTTGGTGGATCAGAGGGAGCTGTGTTCTACGGAGCAAACTGTGAGACTGGATACTATGAAACCATTGTAGTATCTGGAGGACAGACATCTTCTCGATGTTTTGCGTCTGGAACTGTTAGCCAGATCTCTGGATCTGCAGACGCCACACTAACAGTTGAAGGAGCGTGTTCTGGATTCTCATTGCCAGCTGGCCTTAACTTTGATTCAACAACCGGTATCATTAGCGGAACAGTGGAGGGTATTGGAGAGTATCCAGCATCATTCACTGCTACTAACTGCTTCGGGACTGGACCAACTACACAGGTAACCGTGTCATCAGTATTAAACGATAATCCAGCTACGCAATTTGAAGTGTTCATTAGTGGACAGGGAACGTCTTCTGCCGCATGTGCGTTATTGGTTCTCGGATGGGACAACTTGTACCATAACGGATATTATACCTATCCAATCGTTGGAGACACTGTGTTCTTACAAGCTAGAGGAGGAAATGTATTTGAGGGGTCTAACCTGTGGTACAAGACCAACAACAACCAAAGTTGCCAAATCTCTGATGACGGAGTAGTTTTGGCGGTATTTAACTGCGGATCTACTCCTCCGACTCCTCCAGTTCCTCCTGCCGGTGGATACTACCAAGCTACGTTGTGTAACAGTACTTACAGTGCGGTTCTATACGATGCAGTAGTTAGGGTTATTGCTAATGGAACAATATTCAAGACATCTGATGGTAACTGCTGGACCAAGACTGCTGACGTCTCTGCTCAGGCTGCCACATTCACTGTGCCTACCACATTGGTAACGTCTGCTAGCTGTGCAATATGTACCGGCGAGGCGCCTGGTCTTACCGAGGTATTCTTGACAGATGCTGGAACTAAGTCTGTTGTTTGTGCTGACACGAACTACTACTCTTACTGGACAGATGGTACTATTGGCGTAAGCGGAACATTGTACTTGAACTCTTCTGGAACTACCGTTGCGGGAGCTGGATACTACAAGAGCTCTGCTGATTTGTTGAATGCACACTACTGGAGTGGATCAGCCTGGACGTCAACAGAAGCCTGCTAATGTTGTAACTTTGCGTAATGGCTAATTATACTCTTACATACTCACCAATGCTAGAAGGGTGGACATCGTTCCACTCTTACTATCCAGAATGGATGACCAACATGAACAATTTTTTGTACACGTTCAAGAGCGGTGAGTTATGGAAGCATAACACAAATGCTACACGGAATAGCTGGTATGGAGCTGCCTCGGACCCATCAACAGTAACTGTGGTGTTTAATGACGCTCCTAGCGAGTCAAAAATGTTTAAGACTATCGCATGTGAGACTGACTCTCCATGGAAGACCACCATTACTACGGACTTGAACTCTGGAGTCATGGAGGCGTCTTACTTTGAGTTAAAGGAAGGGGACTACTTTACATATATCAGAAGAAATCCAGATACCATTGATTACAAGGCTTTGTCAACACAGGGCATTGGAAGTGCATCTGCCGTTACTCTAGTTGCTGCTGCCACATATAGAATAGACTTCTTGTTTGACATTGGGTCTACCGTAAGCATTGGCGACTTGATATATGTAGTCCCAGCAGGAACTCCATTAGTGTCTGGGCAAGTTACTGCAGTTGCGTCAAACTCTGTCACTATTGTAATGGTTGTTGGTGGAACAGTTCCTGTTGTTGGAAACTTTGTGATGTTTGTTAAGAACGCAGTTGCTGAGTCTTACGGAGCACGCGGATACTACATGCAGGTATTGCTTGAAAATACAAGCTCTAGCGCTGTAGAATTATTTGCTATTTCTTCACAGGTATTCAAAAGTTACCCATAACTTCGCTATCTTTGCGTAGCAATGAGTTTCACGGCGAGGCCACTAACAGATCTTGACTACGACAATACACTTACAAAGTGGTGGAGTCAGTGGAGATGGGCCGCTCCTTCTAGAGACTTCTTGCCAAACAGTGGCAGAGGTGGCGTCATGGTCTGCAAAGACGGTGTCGACATTTGTGCTGGATACATTTACTTTACCAACTCTAAAGCGGTATGGATAGAGTTTATTGTATCTAGCTTTGACTACAGAGAGCCCGATCGCAAAGAGGCGATTAAGTTCTTGATAGACACTCTGTCAGAATACGGAAAAGAAAACGGAGCAAAGTATGCTTATGTTTCTTTGAGGAATCCAGCTCTGATCAATAAGTACATGGAGTGTGGTTTTGTTCAAGGAAGTGTTGGGTGTACTGAGCTTGTAAAAATACTATAAAAATGCCAGCAGCAACCTCATTAATAATTGCAGGAGCTTCAGCCGCAGCAAGTGCTGGGCAAGCAATCGCCGCAAACAAGCGGAGAAAAGAAGCAGACTTTGCCGCAAAGAACGCAGCGGCCAAACTTAAGGGTATATCAGAGACCGACTATTCAGCTGGTCTTCAAGTTCCAACTATGGGATACGACTTGGCACAGCAAGGTGTTCAGCAACAAGTATCAACTGGTATTCAAGCATTGCAAGATACCGGCGCTGCTGGTGTTATCGGCGGATTGCCAACACTTACCGAGCAATCTAATCGTGCAAACTTGGAGCTTGGCGCAGACCTTCAAAATCAAGAGTACCAGAGAGACTTGTTTAGGGCAGAGTCTAGACAGGATCAAGACATGCGTAGGGTTCAGAGAGAAACAGGAATTGCTGCTAGTGAATTAGAGGGTGCACAGCTTGCGGCGTCTGAGAACAGACAGATAATGAATGATGCTATTACCAGTGGTATTGGTGCTTTACAGGCTGGCTACGGACAGTACTTGGAGTCAAAACCATTGTATAAGACTAATGAGACACTTGCTACTGTTGATGCTATTTCTAGGCCTTCGCTTGCAAAGCCAACTGCGACGGTAAAAACTCCATCACCGTTAGAAGTTGCTCCAACTAAAATTTTGCCGGCAAAGAAAAAGCCCTTTAACTATCCTGGCTTGACAGTTCCACAGTATTCAGAAAACATATTGTAAGACATGGCAGAATACATAAGTTACGCAGGAAGACCAAAACCAGTCGATTGGCTTGGAATTGCTAAAGGTGCTATATCTGACATAGATGCGATTGAAGCGGACAGACAGAAACAGCGTGAAGCTCTTGAGAAATCTGCCGACGACTTAGTTGCGGCATCTAAAGAATACAAGCCAGGTCAATCTGGAAGCCTTAATGACTTGGTATTACAGGGTGCAGACCGTGTTAGAAATACTACGTTAGATCTTAAGAAGCAGTTGATGAATGGACAGCTTACACCGACAGAGTACAAGTCTCGCGTTGCTAAGATGTCTGAAGACTGGAAATACTTTGGAGACTTCACCAAGTCTTACAATGATATTATTAATAAGCAGGTAGAATACTTGAACGATCCTAAAGCGTCAAAGCTTGGCGAGTATTTCTTAGACAAACAGTCAAAGCTTGCTGACGTTGCAAACAAGCAGTTGGTTGTTGACCCGTCTAGCTACAATGTAGTTATGACAGATCCAACAACTGGTATGGTTGTAGACTTTAAGTCATTGCTTATTCCAGAAAACCAAACGCCAGAGAAACTAGACCTTCTTGGAGAAATTGACAACTTTACAAAAACTCTTGGTGCAGAAACTGGATACGACAAGGGTTTCTGGACAAAGTCTGCCACCCTTAATCCAGCATACACAAAAGCTAAGCAAAGCTTTGCTGGGTCTTTATTAAAGAATGCTAGGTCTGCTGCAAGTATTCTATCTGATTACGTTGGTGGATACGAGTTTTATGAGACACCTCAGCAGAAAAAAGAGATTGAGGCTGCTGGAGGAAAAGGCATACAACTGGTTATGGGTCCAAACGGAATTGCCACACCAAAATTAACTCCTGCTCAATTAAAAGAGGCTCAGACTGTATTGGAGAGACAAATAGATGCAGAGGTAGACAAACTTAGAGAAAAACCAGAGGCAGTTAAGTATGAGAAGCCTAGTTCTACAGAGGTTACTGAAGGATTAAAGCAACAGCGATATGCCAATAGAAGAAAAAATCTAAACGCTATGTACAGTGACAAAACTGGAGCGTCGGCTACTTCATATTTGAAAGACTTGACATACCCTGGCACTAAGGAAAAAATCGAGAGAGTTACTTTTACTCCAGATGGCCACGTTCAGTTTCAAACATATTCTTTGAGAACTACAAAGAAAAAAGATAAAAAAACTGGAGAGTATATAGACTTAGTTGAAAAGGTTATTAATCCTCAAACTAGAGCCCCCAAAGGACAACAAGCAATTTCTGTAATGAACCAGATATTGAACACCCAAGGTGGAGATGCAAATATTCCTATTGACTTTGTATATGGAGCAGAAGAGTTTGTTCCTAATACTAACGCACCAAAAAAGAAAAAACTACCAGGAACATAAGATATGCCAAATAAATTAGACGCACTTTACTCAGAAGTATCAAAGACCTATGACGTAGGATCTATTCAAGACTTTCAAAAGTATCTGTCAGACCCTAAAAAAAGACAGTTATTTTTTAAAGAGGTAGTTGCTCCAGAATATGAAGTAGGCTCTATTGACGAGTTTGAAGAAACTTACGGATTTAAAAAAAAAAATACGGAATCTCCTGGTCAACCCAAAGCAAAAGATGCTTTTTCGGTTTCTGGAGAGACTCAGAAAGCTGGGCCTTCGGCGCCTTCTGCAAGAAAAAGGTATGATGTAAAGGGTAAGCCACAGCCAGAAGTTACTGTAAAACCAACAGCTCAACTCACTCAGAGAGATTACGAGCTGATGATGCCGTTCATGGGTACTCCAGACGCAATAGCTACAGTTGTTGGAGATGCCCCTATTGAACAACCAAATCCATTTGCAGAAGACGTAAAAAGAGCTGGAGAAATTCTTACAAAAAAGAGTCCAGAAGGAGATGCGTTCACGGCTGGAATTATTACTTCAAAGCCAGAAACAAAGCAGTACGCCAAAGAGGTGCTTGCCGCCGTTCAAGGACCAGAAGCTCCAAGCTATATTGAGAAAATAGTATATGGATCTGTAGCATCTGGAAATCTGGCTGACAAAATTGCCACCATAAACGAAAAGACAAATGCAGACGATATCGATTTTGAGGAGATTGCTAGTCTAAACAAAATAATTCAAGACAACGCAATTGAAGATGAGGGAGGAGTTGTTGGTTTCTTAAAATATTTGCCTACGGTATTAGCGTCGTCTTTAATTTCTATGGGAGCAGCAGACAAGTCTGCTATTGCTGGAGCTGGAGCTGGAGCTGTAACTGGATCTGTATTTCCAGTAGTTGGTACCGCAGCTGGAGCCGCTGCCGGTTTTGCGGGTGCGTCTTCGTTGGCACTTGAATACTCTAGTTCATTAATGGGAGCATTGAGAGATGCTGGTGTTGACATTACGAACGAAGAGGACTTGAAGTCGGCATTTTTAAATCCAGAAAAAATACAAGAGGCAAAATCCTATGCAATAAAGAGGGGTATGCCAGTTGCCGTATTTGATATGGTATCCGGTGGCCTTGCGGGTAAAATAGGCAAAACAGCTGCAAAAGCAACAGCAAAAGAGATACTAAAAGCAGGTGCAAAAGAGACTGCCGTTCAGGCCACTCTTGGAGGCGCTGGAGAAGCGACTGCTCAAATCATTGCGGATGGGGAATTAGATGGTAGACAAATTGCTTACGAGATGATTGCCGAACCAGCTTCAGCTATTCCATCAGCGGCCATTAATTATTTAGGAGACAAGGCTAGAACAGCAGCAGAGAAAAGGTATGTAAAAAGAATTGAGACAGATGCAAACTTAAAGTTAAAAAGCGACATCGCTACAATTGTTGATCCAGAGATTGCATCGTCCTCAAAGAAAATTAACGAGTACAGAAAGTTAAAAGAAGAGGCTGTTAGCCAAACAGCAAAGGATGAATACGACAGAAGAATTTCAGAAGAAAGAGAAAAGAAGTATTCTGCATATGAAAAGTTCTTTCCAGTATTTGATTCTTTGTCAGAAGAAAAGAAGCAGGAAGCTTATAATGCATTAGATGAAGTTGGAAGGGTAAAAGACGAATACAACGCAGCGGAAAGTCCAGAAGAAAAGAAAATACTAGGACAAGTATTAGCACAAAAAATTAACAAACTAAAAGAATATGCCGTTCAAGAGCAAACAACAAGTGAAGTACCTGTACAGCCAGAAACCGGAGTTGGCCAAGAAGTGGTCGAAGGAAAACCCCAACCAGAACCTCAAGTCGCTGCCGAAGAAGGTCAAGCCCAAGAAGAAGTAATTCCAGGTGAGAAAGCCGTTGTCTCTGGCATTGAGATAACTTATCCTACTGAACAAGAAAAGACCGAGCGTCAAAAAGTCAGGAACAGTAAGGAATATGTTTCAGCTAAGGCGTTTGAACTTCCTGTTATTACTGAGGAAGAGTTTCAAGGTGACATAGAGGGCGAGTTCGCCATGGTTACTGCAGAGAATCCAAAGGCTCAGCCTCTGACCGAAGAGGAGAATGTGGCCTTAAACACAAAAGCAGAGCAATGGCTTATTGACAAGGGATACTCTCCTAAAAAGATTGTAGGAAAGTATGACCAAGCGGAGAACTCTTTCTTTGTTAAGGGGATGACTAAGGAGGATGCTTTTGAATTTGCTAAAGAGTTTAACCAAGAGTCTGTAGCACACTCCGATGGCATGATCTACCAGAACGGAAAGATGAATCCAAGGAACAAGGCGAAAGACAATTTCGAGACTAAAAACTTTGTTCCTGGAGATAACGTTGTTTCTATCATAAACACACCAGAAGGCCCAAAGACATTCTCTGTTGGATATGATTTTGAGATAGATACCGACTTTGCGCCAAAGACCAACTTTGAAGAAGCAGTAAACAAGTCTGCTCAGTCGTTAAATATGGTGGCCCCTGGACTTAAGATTATTATTGCCGAGAATACAGACGATGCACAGATGCAGATCGCAGAGGCATTGTCCGCTGTTGCTCCAAGCCAAGCAAGTGATGTAGCTGCCGGTTTCACCACTGAGACCAGAGGTCAGACAGTGTTCGTGAACGGCAAGCCATATGCTATGGTATTCAACAAGGAGACAGCTGACTCTGTTACTGCTGGACACGAGGTTTGGGAAACATTACTTAACGACGCGTTTGCTGACGATCAAGCCCGAATGAAGGAGTTTGTTGACAGCATTGACGCACAGCTAAGGGCTCAAGGATTTGAGGAGATTGCAGACAAGCTAGACGCATTCGCTAGCCAGCGTGGCTATGAGGCCGTTAAATACTCAGAGTACATGGCTGAGCTCGGTGGTATGTTGGTAGCATCTGGCTTTGGAAAGGGCCCACTAACGGCTCAACAGAAGACTCTTTTGCAGAAGATCGGAGACATCATCAACAAGTTTGCTCAGTTGTTCACCGGCAAGAAGCAGTTCTTGGACCAAGCAACACCAGAGGACATCCTTGGTTTTATGATAACCATCTCTGAGAAGGTGTCAAAGGGAGAGGACATATCTCAGTTCTTTAGGGGTGAGACTCCAGGAGCTACTATGGATGGTGGTATTATCTCAAGGGCTCAGATCGGCAAAGACTCTGTTGACAATCAATTTGACATGTCTATAGAATACAACGATTCTAACATGCCAGACAAGTTGAAAATGCCAGAGGTTGAGCCTATTGAGAATGTATTGAAAGAATCTGGTGGTGCTGCTGTATTTATCAATAGCGATGGCACCAAGGTAGGCATGACAAGAGACAATAAGAAATTGCAGGGTGGATGGAGATATGCTTATTTTGAAGAGAACATAAATGACAATATTGGTTTTGCTGCTACTAGCGAAGCGCACGTAGGAACATTCCACAGATTGATCCAACAGATCGCGAGCGAAAGAGATGCGTCGAATCCAGAAATGGCTGGAAAACCAGTTGCTGTGTTCGTTACAATCCAAAATGCAGAGTCGATGCTTGGAGAGTGGTATGCTGGAGAGTTCTTGATGGATGGATTAGACAAGGCAATTACCGAAAAGAAAACAACAGTAGCCAAAGCTAGAAAGCTAATGGACACAGCTATTGCTGAAGCACAGAAAAGATACATTGATTCAGAGAGAAAGGCTTCTGAGTCAAAGGGTGATGCAAGGTCTATTAAAGAAATAAAAGGAGATGCTCAGTACAAGCAATTAGATAAGCTAAAAGGCATAATCAAAGAAAAAGGATTTGACACTCACGAAGGAAGAATTAAAGCTGCAAGAGAACTTGGTTCCAAGGCTTTCTCATTCAAGTTCAGATCGTCTTTGTTGTCTGAGTTGATTCCATTGAAAAGCGCAACTGGTAAAAATCCAGAGATAAAAAAATTGTTATTAGATGTTGGATATGGAAGAAAAGACTTCTATAAAGACACTATGGACGAAATCCTTTATGACGCTTTAGAAAAGTCAAACTTTAAAGAAAGCTCAATTGGAGGGACTACTCTTGGTGGTTTCTATGCGGATCCTTATGTAACTAGAGAGGATTTTTTAGCTAATAAAAACAAGGGCATTCAGCACGAAATGTTTAACGAATCATTTTCTTCAAACGGAAAATCTTTCAGATTAGACAAAGCGAGGAATGTTAATAAGCTATTCCCATCCATGGGGTTCCCAGATGCTAGAGGATACAAGTTGTACAACGATGCAAATAACGCATCTGAGTCAAAGTCTTCTGGAATCATAGGAAAGAACAAGGTTACTAAGTGGTTGATGGAGAATGGTCATGAGAAAACAGTGACAAATCCATTCACTGCAATCTCTGGAACAATGTATACTTCTACCATTGATGCAGACTACCAGAAGCCAGAAGAAGAGGTTACTACTAAGACAATTGAAGAAGGCGATAAAGACTTTGGTGTAGAAGATTTTGAATCTGTTGTTAAGGTAAGAAGTCAAAAGATAGATAAATCAGAAGTCAAAAAAGTAGCAAAAGAAATATCTGATAAGTTTACTGCTCAAGAAATAAACAAAATAAAAGGCCTTATCAACAAGGATGTAAAGGCTCCTAAAAAAACAGAAAAGGCTTACAAGCTATTTAAAGTAAAAAAGGAATTCCCTGGAGAGTTATTCCCATTATTTGTAGGAGCAAATGAGTCTGTAACTGTTGGTGATTGGATTGAGGCAAAAGCTGGAGAATTAACATCCACAAAAGAGGGCAAAACAATGGTTAAATCTACTCTTGGACCATTGGCATACCGTCCAGGATGGCACTCTGGAGAATTAGCTATTGCTACTCATATTGGAGCTAAAAGAAATGCGACAGACAAAGCGCCTACGCTTAGGGCAGACGATCAAGTTTGGGCTGAGGTTGAAGTTGGTGCTGATGTTGATTGGCAATCAGAAGCTACATCAAGAGCAGAAAAGACTAAGGATGGAAAAATAAATCTTAGAACCGCACACATAACAGATCAAGTACCACTGGGCGGATATTACAAATACAAGACAAACTCTAACATGACAGGTAGCTGGATTATATCTGGCGAAATGAAAGTTAATAGAGTTTTGACTGACGAAGAAGTTAAAAATATAAACAAAAATGGCGGTGGAAATGATTTGCCAAGATTGTCTAAATTTGACTATGAGGCTTATGGATTTAACTCAGATGGATCTGTAAAAGACCCTAAAAAGGTAGCGGCAAATCAAGTAGCTAGAGCTTATTTAATTGCAAAAGAAACAGGTGATAATAAGGAAATTGTCAAAGCGGTAGAAGCTACCGTAACTGCTAAGTCACAGAAATCTGTGCCCGCAGTTGTAGACGAGGTTCTTACAGACGACGGGAAAGGCAACTATGTATTTGTTCACTACTCTGATGAGAAGCGTGACACCATTAAGCCGATGTCTGGTTCTGGAAGGAACTTTACAAGCAGAGAAGAAGTATCCGCAATCTCAGCTGTTGGTGGCGTTGCAATGTACTACACCAAGCAGGGCCAAGTAGAAAGTGGCGTAGGTGATGTTCCACATACCGTGTTAGTTCCTAAAGACAAGGTTTACTTCTACGGAACTACTGAAAGAGGAAAGGTATTAAACGATCCAGAGAACTTCGAGCCAGAAGCACGCCGTAGGTTCCAGGAGTACAAGAACCGTGGAAATGAGACAAGGCCAACTACATACGCGTTCGACTCAAACAATGCAGCAGCATGGGTTACCAAGGTTGCCGCAGAGAACGGGTATGACATGGTTGTTACAAACTGGGGAGGACCTAAGAGCTACAGAGCTCAGACTGTGAAGGAGTTAACTCCAGAGGCTGACTACACCGGATTCAAGGAAATACCAGACGATGTGTTTGAGATTGGAGACGAGGTATTTGTATATAAAAGGTATGGCAAAATAACCGACATAGAGGGAGACGTGTTGACGATCGACACAGAGAATGCGTTCGGAAATTTTGACAGAAGCAAGTTCCAGTTGACCAAATTCACAAGGGATAGGATCTTGTTGATTGAAAAGGCCAAGCCGTCAGTAACCACTCGTTCTCAAAAGGTAGACGTAACCGTCATCCCTGGATACGAAAGAATGATGGGTGAGGTTGAAGGCATCCTAGAAAAGAGCATGAACCGTGGCGGAAGCTACAACCAAGCAAGTGCTGCCGCTATTGGATACATCCAAAAGTCTGCAGTATACGAAAGGGCCGACGACTCTCAGCGTGAGCAGATCATCCGCGACTTCAAGAAGATCAGAGGTGAAAAGATGAAGACTGCTCCATCAGTGGCTCGCATCATGGGTGAGATCAAGGACACCAAGGAGGTAACGGTAAAAGAAAAGACAGCACTTAAGGACCAAATCAAACTAGAAGCTAAGGCTGCCAAAGATGCTGTTGCATACGTTAAAGAATTGAGAACTCAGATCTCTACAGCACTGCGTGCAATGACAGGGCGTGGTGTTATCTCTGCAAGACAGGCCACTACAATCTTGGCTAGATACGACAAGATGAATATCTTGAATCCAGTGATGAGAGACCGTTTCGTTGACTACATGTCAAACGTTCTTCAAAGAGCTGAGTATCTTGACAAGATCAGAGAGGCTTCTAAACTAAGAAAGGCCATCAAGAAGGCGAGTAAGTCTGCCGACAACCAAGCAGAGGTATCTAAAATGGCCAAAGACTTCGCTGGCATTGATCCATCTCGTGTTGAAGATATCGACCAATACATCGAAAATGCTACACAGGTGTTAAACTCTGCCGCTAGAAAGACTGGAGATCCTCTAATGAGGAATCCGGTAAATATGGCAAATATGGCAAACTACATCGAGCAGGAGATTGAAATCCAGAACGAGCAGATCAAGAACGAAATCTTGAGCAAGTACCAAGAATTGGTAGACGCTGGTGTGTTGTCAAGCGACATGACCATCAACGAAATCAAGAGAGTAGTTGCCGCAATCGAAGAGAACGATTCTGACGCACAGGCAAAAGTAGCCAAAGCCAAGGAGGCGCTCAAGGGTATGATGGAAGAAATCTCTCCGGTTATCATGCAGATGGTAAGAACTGGAGAGGATCCATTTACTGGAGAGCCTATCGAGATTACATACGAGGAGAAGAAGGCATTAAAGTCTCTTACTGAGATGGACCTTGACAACCTGTCTCTTGCAGACGCAGTAAAGGTAGTTGAGTATGCCAACAACTTCGTTGCCAATGGCATTACTTCTGGTATTGTAGGAATGACAGAGCTTTACAATGGTTCTTTGGAACCAGGGAAGCTTGTCAAGAAAGGCTTCAAGTCTATTCCGATCAGAAAGTACTTCATGAAAGGAGCCGGTAAAGTTTGGGCAGAAGGATTTGCTACACTTCCAATGCTTAACAAGTTGTACTGGGGCGACACTAGACGTGCTATAGAGGTGTCTGAGGCATCCGGAGTTACCGGAATATCAAATGGTAAGGCAAAGGCTATAAAGATCGTTGACAAGGCCGTAAAAGAGTATATTGCAAAGTTCGCAAAGACAAAAGACTTCTTGGCAAGTGAGAATGTTCTTGAGCGTGGCATGCTTGCATTTATGTCTAGAGGCGTAGTTGGTGATGAATTCCAGGTGCAAGACGAGTATAATAGGCGCAAAACACTAATTGAGGAGACAATCCAGGCGCTAAAAGACCCAGAAAATAGCACCGATCTAGAAATTGCCAAGGGAGAAGTAGCCCAAAAGGTATACGACAAGATTCTCAAGGGCTCTAAAAATGCCGAAGAAGTTCGTAGCAAGGCAAGCAAAACAAACGTTGATGCTGTTGACTGGTGGATTAACGAGTGGTCAAAGCACTACGACCAGATGGACGAAGTATCTAGAAACGTGTATAACACGCTATTGTCTAGAGACAGCAACTATACACCAGACAGATTCCAACTAAAAGAAGCGCCAACAGCAACTGAGGAAGACTTCGAGTCTAGCTTCTTTGGAAATTTCGAGTACGTTGACACGTCTAAGTCTGGATCATTGCGCCAGAACAATAGAATCCCCAATCTTCCAGAAGACAAGAACGGCGTTAAAAAGCGTATCGTAAACCTTGACTTCGACATTAATAACGTAAACGCACTGACAAGTGCATTGATTGACGTTGAGACTGCAGGTTCTGTAATGAAAGCGAAGGGATTTGTGACCTCTAAAGACTTCTCAAAGCTTTTCTCAAGCAAAGAGGACAGAGATCTGTACAAGAAAAGAATCGTCAAGTACGTTAGCCGCGTGAAAGGCGGATCTTATGTAGACCAGAATGAACTGGCAAAGATGAATAAGGTTATTAATGCAATTGCATCTTTTGGTGTTGCAAAAGCTTTGTTCAGTTTGTCTCAGCCATTGAAGCAGTTTGTTCCACCAATGCTTAACACGCTAGCACAGACGGGCAGATTTGACATTGCTGAGTTGTTTAAGGGCGGCATGGAGTTTATCGACAACTCTGGGTATCCAATTGCCAATCGTGGCGTAGGGTCACAGGGAGAACTTAAGTCAATCAACAGAAAGCTTGTTGAGGCAGAAAAGAATCTAGCGTTAAGGGGTCTTGACGGAGTTGCAGACTTTAGCAATGCAGCACTTGAATTGACATTAAAAAATCCAGACATCTACGCTGCACGTGCGTCTTGGATTTCGTTCTACATGTCTGAGCTTAAAAAGCAAGGAATTAAACCATCTAGTATCAACTGGAGCACACACAAGTTAAACAAGCAGGCTGCTGATTACGCTCAGTCAATGGTTGACTCTCAACAAAACATCAGCGACACCGACATGCAGGGCGAAATCTTCGCAAGCAAACAGCCGGCTACCGTGTTCTTGAGAAGGGCTTTGCTTCCATTGATGACGTTTACCTTGAACCAAAAGACAAGAATCTGGGCAGACATAAGGACAATTGGAAACGAAGTGTCTAGCAAAGAAGACAAACTAGAGGCTAAGAAGTCTTTGGCTGGCGCCCTTGTCGAGCTTACAGCGTTCTCTGCCATAGCTTTTGGAGTAAAAGAATTGTTGTACATGACTGCACAGGCAATCTTTGGAGTAGAAGAGGACGACGAGGAAGAGGAAAAGAAGAAAAGAATGATGAGACAGTCAGCGTCTACCGCTCAGAACTTCCTTAGAGACTTCTTCTTGCCACCAATTCCAGGCATGGATGCCGCAGCTAGTGGAGGTGTAAACATGTTGTTGGAAGAGTCTGGTCTTTCAGAAACTATCCCACAAAAATGGTTTAACATAGAGGACGAATCAGCTAGATTTAACTTGTACGACAAGCAAAACCAAGGCTACTTGGACATGCTTGGAACACAGGGTATCGCCGCTGAGAAAGCTCTTGATCTAGCCGGTTATTATGACATGGCTATAGACGGTAAGTTCACTAAGGAGTATAAAGGAAACAAGGTTGAAAAGCAGATACTCGAAGAAGACAGAAAGGCCGCCGCATTGAACGCACTCGTTATGAGTGGATACTACGGTGGCCTGTTGCCATCTGATATTGCCTACATCGTTGGGATCATCAACAAGAAGATCCAGAAGCGCGCAGAGAATGCCGAAGATTAAAATAGGTGAGTGATACGGGCTACCTGCCCGTGCTCTGGGTGGTGGAGGAATCCCTCCACCGCCTTGGGAGCTCCCTTGTAGCCATTACGGTCGTGCCAGCTGTCAGTACCAGATGGTGAGCGTAGGCTTTCCACAGTTACACCAATGAAGTCCTTAGACGTCTTGTGGTGCACGTGGTGTGTATACACATAGCGATGCTTGGTCTGTGCCCAAGACATTGGAGACTCTTGAGCCATAAGCAATGGCAAGTCCTGTGCCTTGGCACCATCTCCATGTGTTGATCCAATCATGTTGGTACCGTATGTGTAATACTTTCTGTGTGCTATAGAGCAGTCGAAAGTAATGTTTTCACACTTTGAGAACCATGACTGAATCGTGTCGGCCAAAAAGAATCCATTGGTGTAGTCGTGATTACTTGGGTTGAAGCAGAAGTGAACGTCCGCAACGGTAACAAGCATCTCAAGAACCTCAATGTACAGCTGCTTCGCGATCAAGAAGTTGTCATACCACATTCCGTCGGTGTCCTGGAAAGTTCCAGACGTGGTGGTCCTTCTTGGTGTATCGATGTGCAGGATGTCGTTTCCGGCGATGAACAAGATCTTCTCAATATTGAAACCGGCAGTCTTATCTAAAATACCTTTAACACCTTCCTTTACTCGCTGTACGGCGATCTGGTTATTGTAATCTTCTCCAGTCTCAAACGAGCTAGCAAGCTTACCAATGTGTACGTCGGCCGGATCTAACACCAATAAGTGCCCGTCTTTGCTGTGGCTTCTGTGTATGTACTGGTACTGCGGAGAGTATCTCTTCATTTGGTCTATCATCTCGTCACGAATCTCTTCGTATGACGGAGCCTCAGACCCTTTTACATTGATTGAAAAGTGTTTTCCTTTGTGCCAGTAATGTTTGACTTGCTCTGCTGGTATCCCAAGCCTTTCACATTCTTGCAATAAAGCTTTGTGTTTTCCTACCTGCCTGCAAACTTCCTTTCTCACTGTCTCTAAAGACATCGGCAAATTGTACTTGTCCTTTAAAACACGTGCAATCTGGGACTTGTTAAGCTTTCCTTCATTGAAAAGGTCAACGGCCTCTTGTTTATATGACTTCATTTGTATGGGTCGACTGTATATCCTTAAGGATAGGTATCATTGTCTCCACAATCTTCTTCACTTCTGCGTTCTCTTGGTCCATCATGGCCTCATAGAGATCGGTTGTCAACTCGTTCAACTCGCTCATGACGTGGTTGACGTAGTTTGCTATATTTTTATTTTGAGATTTCATGGCTTAAAAACAATGGGGCCGGACTAGCCAGACCCCAATGTTACCCAAACGAGATATGAACAAAGCAAAGTTAATTCATAACACCGCATAGTTGTAAACCAGTTTTGCACAATAAACTAGACTGCTTTATTGTGCAATCCTTATTTGCCATTTTTGTGATTTTCTACCAATTTTGGCTATTTAATATGTGAAAATTGCATGATAAACCCGCCAAAACTCGATTTTTTGTCAAGTTTTGGCGGATAAGTCATTCATTACTGAACCTCACAAGCTCCGCCAGCACAAGCAGCTTGGTCAGTCAAGTTTGTATTGTCGCTAATTTCTACAATATTTGCGACATTCAAAGCGTTAAGATTTGTAACGAGTTGCTCGTATCTTTCCTTTGTGATGGTCTCGAACGGAGTTTGAACATACGTACCTAGATCCTCTGGCAAGAAAGAAAGACCGTTGAAGTGCTTCTTGTTCTCCCACAACCACTCACCAACAGCAGGCCATTCGTCATGCTTCATGGTAACAGTGGCACTTACGTTGTGCGTGTTGTCACCAGTCCAGTGCCCTGGCATGATCCAGTGCTTGTGAAAATACTTAACACGCTCTAAGAACTCAATTGCATTCTCCTTGCTTCTAGTAATCGCACCGGCTGGCGCCATCTGTGGAACAGACACAACAGCTTGCTGTGTTGGCTTGAACACATCGTCCTCCAACATCTCTGGATGGTAGATTGACATGTATGTGTAGATAGCCTCGTTCTTTCCAATACGCATTCTACGCACGTAATATTCGTCGTGCCATGCATGGATACCAGAAGATGTTCCCAACACCAGAGAAGACGTTCCAGATGGCTTAACGCATGTGATACGTGCAGCTCTGTTGATTCCGATCTGCTCACTTACTGTTTCATTAGCCATAGACGCATATCCAACAGCAAGCTCCAAGTCTAGATTCATTACAGCTCCACTAGCAATACCGGTCATTCCGATACCAAGTAACGCCTCGCGTTCTGTGGTCTCTTTCCAGATCGGACGCAAGTAATGGAAGTCTGTGTAGCTAGCCTGCAACGTTCCAATAACAGAGGCCCAATACACGCGGTCATTCAAGTCTTCTTGGCTCTTAACGTCAGACGCATTTACTTCTACCAAGTTACAGAACTGGAATGGATTCAACGCAATCTCAGCGCATGGGTTGGTGCCCATTGTTTCGTTGTCACTAAAGTAGAACCCTGGCTCACCAGAATTGCTCAGCTCAATTTTTTTCCAAAGCGCCAAGAACTCTTCTTTACTTACACTATCACGCTTTAAAATAGCAGAGTTGTTTGCACGTGCTCTCTGTGGATTCAAT